ATTCCTCAATGGTCTGGTGTTTGGAAACCTGAAATTTATGATGAAGATGGAGAGCCTCTTTACATTAATGGCAAGGTAAATTCGCATCTAACACCTTTGGAATTCTTAAAGCCTAAGACGCACGTTATTTGCTTGATTCAATGCGGAGGATTATGGTTTATTAACGGAAAGGTTTCGGTTACTTGGAATCTTAAGCAGGCTATTGTGCAGAAACCTAAGCCCACAATGGAGGGAACTTGTTTCCTAAAGCCTAAGGCAACTGATAAGGCGCGAATGAAAGCTATGCCACCACCTGAGGAGCCAGTTGATCTAGATGGTGTTTCTGCTACTGTTGTTGCGGATTCTGATGATGAACACGATGAGCCTCTACCAGTTCCTGTTATAAGCACTCCTGTAGCTGTTGTTCCAGAGGTTGTTGTCCCAGAAGAAGTTGCGGTACAAGAAGTCGAAGAAGTAAAGCCCAAGAAGAAGATTGTACGTAAGAAGACTGATGCGTAAAACTAATAAAAATTTATAATTAAATAATAAATAAATAAATAAATAATAAAATTTAGTACAACATTTTATACTTGTTTTTTTCACTGTTTTTTCATTATTTTATTCATACTTTATTCAAATACTTATATATGATAATCGTAAAAATTATGATATATTATGCTAATAAAAATTTAATAATAATGTCCGATTTTATAGACCCATTATAAATATCTTTTTCTATAATTTGCGCAATACCCTGTCGTTTTAATCTATATAGTTGTTCTTTTTTCATATACAGATTAGAAATGGGAATAGATAACCACCTTTCCCCTATCTCTATACTAACAAATTTATCATTCAATATCATTTCATTTAAATCACTATTTATTTCGATTTGGTGTGTAATGTAAATATTATTATTTTCGTCAATCGTCACATTATTGGGTAATATTGGCTGACAAAATACGATTATTTCTTTTCCATCTGTGTCATCAAAATACAACTCATTATGCCATAATGGAACCAAATATAGCTTGTCATTTACATATAATTTATATATATTGCACTCTAATATGTCCTTTAATGATGGGTGCAATATAAACACTTTATCATTTTTATACCTTTCTTTTATAACTAAACTAACAAGTTCAAGTGTTTCATCTGTTATATAAAATATATCTCGATATTTGTAAAGCAACTGGTAAATATCTAATAAATTTTCCTTATCTAAATCATCGAATATTTTTTGCAAATAATTCAACGAAATTGTATTATAATTTAACACTATTTCCTTTATTATATTATTTAATATTTCATTATATGTTCCCTTTAATAAAGAGGATATGAATGTACTCAGAATATTTATATATATTTTTGTGTCTTGAGAATCAAATGAACTAACAAATGGATCATTAGTATTCCATTCATTTAAATCTATGAACTCCACACATAAGTACTCATATGCCTCTACTATTTGTTTAAATTTGTTAGTAGATTCATCACTATTTTCATTTTTATCTGGATGCCATTTGAGCGCCATTTTGTAATATTTTTTTTTTATATATTCCCTTGTTATATTGGTTATTTCTATTTCATCTAGTGAAATCTCTAATATATCCATTGCACGTTGGATATTCATTGTAACAATTATTAGATAATCTTTAAATAAAAGTTTATGCTATACAATCTAAATAAAACACATATTTCCATTATTTATTGTTACAATTGTTTTAACCATTTTTGGAGTATAAATATTTAAATCAGTTAATTCATCCTCAAAAATAAAAGAATTTATATTGTAAGTCCAGTATATTTCATTTACATTTTGCGCAAACTCTGGATGAAAATTAGGTGCATAATAAATTATACTTGAATTAATTATATATTCTGATGGAACTGTGTAAATAAAGTTTGGTCCATTCCATGGCCCTTCCAATGTAGCTGAATAAAATAATCCTACCTTAGGACCAAATGTTATAAAATCTATTGATATTATCAACCACATATTCATTAAATGATGATACATAATTGTGGAAGTTAAAGATAAGGGACTAAAAATTGTTTTCGGAATAGCTAGTGAATTATAACTTTTATATCCGTTATTCGTATACATTTGTAATTCGTTCCAATTACCATTTATAAAATTATTTGTTGATATCCTTGTAACAAAACCTATATAATTTATTGTATTTGAACCGAATAAATAAACATAACCTTTATTTACCACAAATGTATTCCCTATGGTAAATGTATTAGTAATACCAGGAATCGTAGATAAATAATCATAACTCCAGGTAGCAGGATCATTTATATTCTCTATATTTAATTGCAGTATATCTATTCCTACAGTATTTAACCCACCCATTATCTTTTCACAAATAACATAAAACTTATTATCTATTTTTACAGCATTAATTGGCCAATAATTTAAAGTTGGGTTATTTGGATCAGGTTGAATTGGACTAAAAAAACCATATGATATTTGAGACTGACCTGCTTGGCCGGAATAAATAGGAATATAATGATTTAATTTCGATGTAGGAATACCATTTTTTACAGTCCAAATTGCAACAGAATTTCTAGTTACTGCAGATACATTTCTAGTTCCATTTACCACATCTCCAGAAAGTGTGTCACCGAAAAACCACAAATAAGTATTTTCTGTTTCAGAGGAATTTATTAAAATAGATGAAGCTACATCTGCTCCCAAAAATGGATTATTTATGCCTAAATAATTAGTTAATACATCATTTTGTATAGAATTAAATGTATAACTGATGGTTAATGCTGGGATTAAATTTAATGCTACTAACGCACATGGTGATAATATACTTTTATTACAGCAAGCACCCTTTACTCTAGATTTTGCCTTTTTGTTAACTAACAACCCAAAATTTGTTTTTTGCATATTATATTATATTATATCATATTACATTACTTTATATTATGAGTTACTATTCTTTGTATCCATGTATTGTACTTGTTAAGTAAAATAAATAACTTTCTAAGTGATAAATAGGGCGATAATTATTATTATAATACTTCAAAAAATTATATGTTTTTATTAATATTTTTGACAATTGCCCCTTTTTTATTTTTTTTTCATCATTTAAATTTGTTAGTATATACCAAATACAATCTGTTATATCCAAATTGTAAATAAAAATGTCATACAACAGATCTCGAAATTTCAGAAAATTCAGTTCATTTACTAATATCATTTCTTTTATTATTTTATCGCAAATAATTTTGTGTGGGTACATTAATTCATTTGTATTTACGTGCATATATTTAATATTTACAATATCCTCTAACTTTAAAACATTTGATATTTTTTGATTCAGACATTTATTATACAATATTTTTGTTGGTCTAGAAATATATATTATTTCACAGCTATTTAATATTGAATCGGGAATAAAACTTATTTCCTCTGTTAATAAAATAAATTTAATATTTACTGCTGTTGCATCATTGTCCTGCATATAACTGTAAAAATTCTCTAATAATTCACTATGTATACTATGAAATTCTTTACAAACAATTATACCATTTTTATTATTTTTTGTTGATAATATATCCACAATTTGCTGATATATTTCGTGCCATAATAGTTTTGAGTTGCAACCCAATAGAGACATATCTATTTCATAATGAATATCACTTATTTTGAAATAATATTGCTTTTTATCATAAGTTATACTCAACTTTTTCTCATATTTTAAATTACTAGGACTATATTTTTTTATTGCATATAGTAATTGACTATATTTACCTACTCCACTAGGACCATAAAAAATTAGATTTCCCAGTTTATTTAATGATTCTGGAAATTTTGAATAGATTTTTTCCAATTTAGAATGTAAATTATTTTTGTTTACCACATTTACATACTCCTCAAAATGGGTTTCTAAAAATTTCATTATTATATTATATATAACATTTTTTATCTATATAATAAACCAATTATATTCATTTATTGTTATTATATTAAAAACATACTAACAATAAACTAAAAGAAGATAATGATTATAGTTAAAAGATTAGACCAATATAATCAGGACAATGTGTATTTTTGCGACCCAATTAAAAACAATATTATGAATAATGGTGCTTTCATCAGAATTATTTATTCATCACCTTATTTTGTTTTAAACGGGATTTATTTGTTAGTTTCTATCGTTTATACATCTACTGATAAATATTATAACAAAATTAAATGTACATTTGATTTTAACTATTACAAGGACGTTATTGATAAAATTTATGACATTGAAGACGGTATCTTAAAAAAATGCAATATTTGCGGGAAAAAACCACAATATAACATTAGCGAACAATTAAAAAATGGTAATATTAAAATTTTTGCCAATTCCAATACTGTAGAACATATAAATAATAATTTTTTATTAAAAATTGCTGGCATTTGGGAAACTGATTATGACTATGGTCTAACATACAAATTTATCAACCTTTAGTGGACAGAGTTGTTAGTTTATTTTTTATAAAGGTTAATTTTAACCTTGTGTGGTATAAAAATGTAAAATTACTGCTAATGTAATAACTATAATATAGTTAATTGTACCTAACAGCCCTAATAAAGCCAATGTTTGATTTGATATTAATTTTGTATTATTTACTTGTGTTCCATATAACGCCGACAGCATTATTATCATTTGAATTATTAATAATTTTGTAGACATTGATGAAAATGTTCCATAATAACTCGACACATCGCCACTAGCTATTCTATCAAAATAATAATATAATAACCATATTATAGTTGACAAAATAACTAACAAAATTATAAAGGGAAATAATTCTAGATAATTATTGTTATTGTAATTTAATACTATTATAAATAATACACATAATTGCAAACCTGTGTAACCTCCTATTAGTGCCGACAAACTGTTAGTATCATTTTCACCCGATGTTACAAATAATATTATAAAACAAGCTATAATTACTGCTAAAATTACATTCATTAGTGTTTTTCTTAATGTTTCCATCATTGTAATTAATATATAATTATATTTTTTATATATTAGTGTATTGACATTTTTGGGATTGTTTATTTTGAATTTATTTGCTGTTTTAATTCATCAATCTCTTTTTGCATCATTTGTATTTTATTAACTAACAAAGGAACTATCTCTAAATAATTAATTGCCTTTATATTAGCGTATTTGTTATCTGGCTTATTTGATACTAATTCTGGTAACTCTTCCTCAAATTCTTGTGCAATAAATCCATAATGTACCTTTTTTAACGTATCGCTTTTAAATGTGAATTGTTTAGGTTTAATATTCATTATTTTATTTATATACTCGTCATTTATGGTATTTACATTATCTTTTAAATATGCATCTGATGGATTTATTATACTACCATTAACGTATAAATTGCCAGGTATAAATAAACTTTCATAATTTGGGGATGCTGTAGTTATTAATCCTTCTGGTTTATTTACACCAGATGTATAAGTGATTGTTTTCCATATAAGAGCTGGAGCACCACTAACGAAATTCTTTATATAAGATGTATTATTTGGCTGTTTACCATTATAATTAGCTACAACTGCCGACATTATATAATATAACTAGAATATCTATAATTTATATAATT